CCCTTCATGCCCCCGCCGCCCGTGAACGCCTGCGTGAGCAGCTTCGGGATGCCGTTGAACACCTCGGCGAAGGACTGGCCGATGGACCCGGCCGCGGCCTTGGCGTCGGCGGCCTGGTCATGGAACGCCCGCTTGGCGTCGTTCCGGAGCCGCGCATACTTCGCGCCGATCGCGGTGACGAGTTCCTGGTAGACGGCCGTCGTCTTGTCGAGGCTCTCGATCTCGGCCTGCTCTTGGAACTCCAGCCGGTCGAGGGTGAGCTGGAGCTTGGCCTCCTCCGAGGTCGCCTTCGCTTCGCGGTCTTCCCAGTACAGCTCGTTGAGGGCGGCCATCTGCTCGCCCGTGGCGGTGAGGTATTGCTGCACGCGCGCCCGGTCGGCCGCGGCCGCGGCGTCGGCCACCTCGCGCATCTGCGCGGCGAGGCTCTTGTTGGCGTCCGCGACGATCTTGGCGAAGTCGGCCTTGCGGGCGGTCTCGATCCACCGTTCGAGGACGTCGGGCACCTTGTCGGCTTCGAGGCGGAAGAAGCGGGCCTGTTCGCCCGCCTTGCGGATCTCGTCGCCCATCGACGCCAGGATCTCCGTCTGCGAGAGCCCCCGCGCCTCGGCGGCGGCGAGCGATCCCGACAGCTCGCCCATGCTCTTGACGACCTTCGTCAGCTCCTCCGCGTGCTTGGCGGTCTCGGTGGCCGCGGCCTGCGTGGTGCGCTTCTGCCGCTCCTGCGACTCGGCCAGTTCGACCGTCTTGCCCTTGGTGGCCTCCAACCGGACCACGGCCGCGTCGAGTTTCCCGGCGAAGCCTTCGAGCGCCGCCGAGTTGCCGTTCATCGTGGCCGCGGTCTCGTCCATGGCCTGGCCGAAGTTGTAGGCCAGCGCCGACGATTCGTCGTACTTGACCTGCGCGTCGGCGAGCGCCTCGGTCAACCCGACGATGACCTTCGAGGCCCCCGGCACCGCGGCGGCCGTCTTGAGCACCCCCAGGATGAAGCCCGACACCGCCTTGCCCGCCTCGGCGAGCGCCCAGATGATGCCGTCGAACACGTACCGCAGCGAGTAGAAGCCCTTCTGCACGAAGTCCACCGCGCGCACCAGCAGCGCGAGGGTCTTCACGAGGGCGATGACGATCTCGCTGACGAGGGAGTAGCCCTTGCCGTTGGCCGCGAGCCCGACGGTCAACCCCTGCACGGCGTCGCCGACGATCTTGAGGGCCTCGGCGATGGTGGCGTTGCGGGTGACGAAGTTGCCGAGCTCGACGAGCAGGATGTCGTACGAGGTCTTCAGGCGGTCCATCTGGCCCTGATAGGTCTGCGCCCGCTTCGCCGCGTCGCCGGCGAACATCGCGCCTTCCTTCAGGAACCCGTTGAGGATGGCCTGGCGCACGGCGGCGTTCTGCGCGGCCATGCCCATCATCGACTCCGCGAGCCCCGCCTCCCGCATGATCACCGAGAGGTTCTTCCCGAGGCCGGTCGAGTCGGTCAGCGCCGAGTTGCCGAACTTGATGCCTTGGGTGGCGCGGACCACCGCGTCGCCCATCGAGAGCATCCCCTGCGCGCCGAAGGCCGCCGAGTCCTTGAACGTCTGGAGCAGCTTCACCGAGTCTTCGAGCCCGAACCCGGTGGAGAGCAGGTTCTTGAGGGCCTCGGAGGAGTCGCCAAGCGGGATGAGGCCGTCGGCCGAGAGCGCCTGCGCCGCCTCGGTGGCCTTCGCGGTGGAGATGCCGAAGTTGTTGGCGACCGTGCCGAGGCCCGTCATGGCCTTCTCGAAGGCCGCGGACCGCTTCACGGCCTCTTGCATGGTCGAGATGAAGCCACCGACCGCGGCCCGGGCGAGGCCCGAGATGATGTCAGCGGCGATCTGCCCGGCGGCGGTGGCCTTCGTCATCGCCCGTTCCAACCCCGAGAGGCTCTTGGCTTGCTTCTCGGCGGCCGACGCGCCCTTGCCGTGCTCCGCGTCCAGTTTGCGGAGGGTGGTCAGGGCGCCGTGGTCGTCGACGACGATCTCGATGACGTGTCGCTGGTCAGCCATCCGACGGCTCCTCGTCGCGCGAGGACGGCGCCGGGCGTCGGGCGGCCCGATGCACGACCTCCAGCAGGTCTAGCAGCTCGCGGACCTCGCCCCGCGTCATCCTGAGCCCGTAGGCGTCGAAGACGAGCGGGACGAGGGCCAGGTCTTGCACCACCGAGAGCCGGAGGGCGTGGTACAGGTCCAACGCCCGCCGCTCCTCCCACCCCAGGGCCTCCTCGTGCACGCGGACCTCACAGGTCGCGCAGTCGAACACCTCGGGGTTGGCTTCCACCTCCTCGGGGTCGGCCCACCGGCAGCACGACGCCAGCCGGCCCTCGTCGGCCTCCCACGCGAGGTAGGCGGTCAGGCGTTTTTTGCGCTGTCGCCGCCCCCCTCGGCCCGCAGGCCGACTTCCTTCCCGACGCACCGGCGCACGACCTCGACCTTGACGAACTCCGGCAGCAGCGCCTTCCACCGGCGCTCGCACGGGATCTCCACGCGGTCGAGCGTCTTGCCGTCGGCGCCGATGCGGGTCTTGTAGACCCCCGTCCAGCCCGTGATCGCGTAGTCGAGGCAGTCCTCGACGAAGGCGGCGTTGTCGAGCAACTCCTGCCGCTGGCCGCGCCGCCAGTCAATCGTGGTGCGCTTGCGGCGGAAGCCCTCCTGCGTGTCGTCGTCGACGACGCGGCAGTAGAGGGTCGAGCCGAGGGGCTCGTTGGTGTCGGGGTGCACGGGCGTGAAGGGGAACACGTCCGCGGGTTCGACGATCTGGATGAAGGTCTCGGGCACGGGGCCACTCCTTCGGGACGGTGAAGGGCGACCCGTCGTCGCGGGCACGTCCGCGACGTATGCGGGCAGGAACGGCGGCAGTCTAGCACGGCCCCGGACGAGGGCGGGTGGCCCGACACCCCCGCCCCCGCCCGGGCGTGCTCACGGCCCTAGAGGAGCGTGGCCGAGTTCGCGTTGACGATGGTCAGCCGGAAGGGGTTCGTCAGCCCCGCCATGCCCGTCGGCGCCGCCCCCGCGCGCTTCGCGCGGAAGGTGGCCGTGGGGCGCACCTGCTCTGCGCTCGCGGCCACCGCCGCGAACGAGTACAGCTGCAGCGCCGGGAACTCCCACAGGAGCGACCGCTTCGTCAGCGAGTTGATGTAGGTCCCCTCGAAGAACACGTCGGCCTTGAACGCCGTCCCGGCCTGGATGCCGAAGGCGAGCGAATTGGCCGCGACCGTGGACATGCGCGGGTAGGTCACGTCCACCGTGAACTCGGGGAACCCGTTGTCGTCGGGCGCGATGATGTAGTCCTGCCCGAACACGTAGTCGCCATCGGCCACCGGCCGCCCCGCGTTGAACGCGAAGTCGGAGATCGGCGCCCGGTACGGCGTCGCCTCGTCGGTCGCTCCGAGGGCGCCCGCGCTGGCGAGGTTCATGCGGATGCGACCCGTCTTGCGGAAGACGCGGTGCAGGAAGGTCGCCGCGGCCGCAGCCGCCACCGTGGAGTTGGTGTTGGTGGTCGAGTCGTAGACCGTCTTCGCCCCGACGATGGGGAAGGCGATCATCATGCGGCCGTTCTCGCCCACCCGGAGCGAGTAGCCGCGCGTCTTCAGCGAGGGGATCTCCAGCACGTACCGGCCCAGGTCGGCCGCGAGCGTGAAGTAGACCTCCAGGTTGTCCACGAGGTCGATGACGTGGCTGTAGGCCACGAGCGAGTTGGCCCCCGCCGAGGAGACGACCACCGGCGCCGCCGGTGAGCCCATCGCGCCCGCGAGCAGGACGTCGTGCTGCTCGTAGCGGAGGATCATCTCGACCTCGGGCGTGCGGGGGGTGTGCTCCCCGACCTCGGCCTCCGCGAGGAAGTTCTGGTTGAACGAGTCTTCGTCCACGAGCTGGGGCTCGGTGTCCATCCCGTCCGTGGACGTGAGCAGGAGCTGCTGCGTCACCGACGCCGGCACGCCCCAGGTGTTGCATCGCGCGTAGGCGGCCTTGACCTGGCTGCCCCGAAACCCGAGTCCCATAGTGTCCTACCTCTCCGTGTGCCGGGCCCGACTCCCGGCTGGCTCTACCCGTTGGCTTGGCTTACCACCCCGCGTTGCGCCACTTGCGGTACTGCCCCTTGCTCGACCATCCCAGGCCCGCGCCGCTGCTCTTGTAGCCCGACACGCGGTACCCGGCGGCGCGCGTGCGCTTCCGGTTCTCGCGGATCGTGCGGGCGAGGTGCCGACGCACGACCGGGGCAAGGTGCCCGCCGCGAGCCTTGTCCCGCAACGCCTGCTTGATCTTCACCTTGCGGTAGGCCGCGGCCGACTTCGCCGTGGCGCTCCGCTGCGCCCGGGTGGTGCCGAGGCGCTTGGTGTAGCGCGCCCGCTTGGCCCCCTTGTACCCGCCCGTGCGTCGCGTCGCCCACCCCTTCTTGGCCGCCGCTGATCGCGTGGCGCTACTGGCCCCGCTTCGGCGCCGTCGTCCCGCCATGGAGTCCCCCTTTCCGCAGGCCCCGGGCCCGCTGCTCGAGCCGCCGGGTCGAGACCGCGCCGCCGTGGCGGGCGCGTCGGGTCGCCCACCCCTTGTGCGCGGCCACGGACCGCCGCCTCATCCCCGCGCCATCGCTTTGTTCCACCGCGCCTGGCGCCCGCGCAGCTTCTTGTAGTTGGTCGTCTGCCGCATGTTGCCCCGCGCCGTGAAGGCGCTCTGGGCGAACTTCTTCAGCTTGCGGGGCGTGCGGAACTTGTGGACCCCGACGACCTTTGGGCGCACCACCCGCGCCCCCGTCCGGCCGGTGCGCGCCCGCCGTGTCACCCACGCCTTCTTAACCGCTGCGCTGCGGTTGCCCCTGGGGGCGCGTCGCCGACCCTTCATCGTCCCCTCCTCACAGCTGGCGCTCGAAGTCGAGCGCGGCCGACCACCGCGCCAGCACGAAGTCGTCCTCGTCGCCCGGCGGGGGCACCTCCCACCCGCTCACGTCGAGGTTGTAGTCCCCCTCGGCTCCGTCTCGGCTCAGGCTCGCCGCAAACGAGCTGCACACGGCCAGCAGGCCGTCGTGCGCGGCGTGGGGGTCACGGCTCGTCGTGCGGACCAGCCAGAGCGTGACCGTGTGCCGCTCCTCGAACCCCCACCCGAACAAGGTCGTGCCGCCCGTCAAGGCCGTCTGGAGGTAGTAGGCGGCGTCGAGGGCTTGCTGCGGGGCGAGCTCGAAGGAGAACGGCTCCGGCGAGGGCGCAAAGCCCGCCGCCTGCACCACCGCCCCGATCCGCGCCCGCACCGTCAGGATGTCCACGTCACCGCCTCCGCTTGGTCGTCTTCTTCCGTCCCGGTCGCTTGCACGCCATGCTCACCCCCGCTGCCACTCGTAGAGGTAGTTGGCGGGGACCACGGAGGACGCTTCCGTGCTCCCCAGGGAGCCCGACTCGTCGATGTCGAACTCGTCGCGGCACAACGGGAGCACCAGCTCCAGTTCCGCGTCCGCCGCCTTGAAGAACGCCTCGGCCTTCTCCTGCCACCGCCCCCGCGAGCCGCCCACGCCTTCCTGGTAGAGCGTGCCGAGGGCGTAGCGGGCCGTCGGGGTCGTGAGCCGGGACCGCCGCAGGAGGAGCACTTGCGAGACCCCCGAGGGCGAGGAGGGCGCGGCCGAGAGTTGCACCCGGATCCAGAAGCGGTGTGCCGTGTCGCCCGTCAGCGGCCGCGCGATCCAGTCGTCGGGCGTCGTCCACGTCATGCGCCCCCCGACGGCGAGGGCCATCGACGCGGCCACGGTCGCATCGACGAGCGAGCCGAACGCCGTCCACTGGCCGTTCCAGTAGGCGACGCTCGACACCGCCGGGGACGAGTTGCCCGCGTCGAGGACGTGCCAGAACACCCCCTTGAAGGGCCGCGGCCCGCCCAGGTAGAGGGCGTCGGTCGCGGGCGTGACGAACACGTCGGCCAACGCGGTCACGTCGTCGGTGCGCGACGAGAACGGCCCCCGCAGGTCCGTCCACACGCCCCCGGTGACGCCCCACGCGCCCGCGGGCTCGTCGCGCGTGAGGTGGAGGCGGGGCACGTAGCCCGCCTTCTCGAGCCGGGGCGTGAGCCACGCCTGCACGGCCAAGGCCCGCTTGACCGACAGGTCGGCCCCCCCGAAGTCCGACGCGGCCTGGCCGTCGAGGGCCAGCAGGTCGAGGTCCGTCACCAAGTCCGTGGGCACCATTGCGCTACGCCTCCTCGCCCCCGCCCGGCACGCGTCCGTCGTCCCCGTCGTCGTCGGCCGACGGCTCGGGCGCGGGCGGCTCGTCGTCGCCCACGAGGCCGCGCGCCCCCGCCGTCGAGGCGATCCCGCACCAGGGGGTCTCCGGCAGCCCCCACGTCGTCCGCAGCGCGGAGGGCGGGGCCAGCATCGGCGCCAGCGGCCGCGCCTTGGCGATCCACTGGTCGAGGCGGGCGACGAGGTAGTCGCGCAACTCGTCCAGCGTCCGCACCCGGAACCGCTCCGGCTTGGGCACCCCCGGCAGCTTGCCGTTGGTCGCCGCGAAGGCCCACGCCGCCTCGATCCCCACGCCCAGGTTCATGAGGGCGAGCTGGTAGAAGGGCCACGCGAGCGGGTGGAACTTCGACTCGGGGTCGTCGAAGGACCGCTCCTCGTAGACCTTCACCGCTTGCGCGAAGTGCCGCAGGGCCGTCGGCGAGACCTCGCCCCCGTGGCGCTCCTTGTCGAAGATGCCGAGGTTCACGCAGTCGCGGAGGTAGAGCACCCGGAGCAGCTCGCGGCACGCGGGGTCGCGCATCTCGGCGGCGACGAGCGGCAGGTTGCGCCGGAGCATCTTCTCCCGCCGCACCCCGTCGATGGGGTAGCCGTAGTGCAGGAAGTAGGCGTCCCGTTGGTGCATGGTCGGGTTGACGCCCACGTCCGGGGCCTCCTCGGGCTGCTCGTGGACGTAGCCGATCCACCGCACGCCCCGGTTCGCCCGGAACAGGCGCGCGGGCTTGTCGGTGAAGTCGGGCTGGTCGGCGCAGAGGTGCCGTTGCTCCACCACGAAGCCGTGCATCACCGCGCCCTCGATCACCCGCGCGAGCCCGTGGCCGTCGATGAGGCGTTCGTCCGCGTCGCACCAGAGAATCCACTCCGTCCCCTCGGCCTCGGCCACCGCGAGCCCGTGGTTGCGGGCGACGTCGAAGCGGCCCGGCCAGGGCAGGGTGAGCAGGGTGGTCTTCTGGACCCCGCCCCCGTCGAACCCCGTCACGATCTCGCGCGTGCCGTCCCGCGAGCCGGTGTCGGTCACGAGGATCCGGTCCACCACGGGCCAGACCGACTCCAAGGCGCCCCGGAGCCAGTTCGCTTCGTCCTTGACGATGAGCAGCGCCGTCAGCCGCTCGTACGGCCGCACGAGGTCATTGCGGGCGCCCCAGGTCCACGTCCCCGCCGGGCCGTTCGTCGGCCGCGCCGTCCACTGGACGATCCAGAAGCCCACCCCGAGGCCCCGCGCCGTGAAGCCCACCGGCAAGTATTCGTATTGGAAGTCGGCCTTCTGCCCGCCGAGCTGCGCGAGGTCGAAGGCGTCGAAGGCGTGGACGTGGCCGCGCTTCCGGGGCGTGCCCCGTTCGAGCAGGTCGGAGAACGGCCCACAGGGCGTCGTGACGACCACGCGGGCGCCCACGGCCGCGCGATGCTCCAGGGCATCGAGCAGCCGCCAGGGCTCCGCGACGTGTTCCACGAACTCCCCGCAGAACACCCCGAGGTACTGTCGGCCGACGGTGGTCGTGGCCTCGCCCTCGAGGACGTCCCAGCCGCCGACCTTGCCCGTGAACCGGCCCGCGAACCCCGCCGCCCTCACGGCCTCCTCAGCCCGCCGCACGAGGTCGGGCGAGTAGTCGAGGCCGACGACGTGGACGTGGGGATGGCGGGCGAGCAGGGCCAGGGCGAAGGCGCCGTTCCCACAGGCCACGTCGAGCACGTCGCAGGGCGCCTTGGGCAACGCCTCGACGATCAACTCGGCCGCCCGGTGCAGCCGCGTGTTGGTCTCCGCTTCCCGGGCCGCGTCCGCGAGCGCGTAGGTCGCGTAGTCCTCGGCCTGGTTCTCCTCGCCGGCGATGACGCGGGCGCAGAGCGTCCGGGCCGCGGCCGCTTCCTCGCGCACGGCCGGATCGGGGTCCGCCGCGAGCTCCGCGGCGAGGGGGTGCGCGTCGAGGTGGCGGTCCCACCGGAGCAGTTGCCGGAGCACGCCCATCTTGCGCGTGGCGAACCGGGTGGCCGTGTCCTCGGCGACACGCGCTTCCCACCCCTCGGCCACCTCTCGGCCGGTGGCGCGGGTCAGGACGTGCGTGCGGCCCGCCTCCCGCGAGGCCGTCACGGTGGCGTCGTCGCGCGTGAACACCGCGCCGATCGCGGCGAGGAACCGGGCCTTGACGGCGGGGTCGCGCCACTCGCCGGGGATGAGCGTGGCCGCGTCGGGGGAGCACGTCTCAGGGAGCGCCCCGACGTACGACCCGAGGACGTACGTGCCGCAGAGTTGCGCCTCGGTGGCCGCGACGCAGTTCGTCTCCGCGAAGCCCGCCTGCGAGGTCGGGTAGAACATCGCCTCGGCTTGCGCGAGGGCCTGGTAGAGGCGGGGCTTGTTCAACTCCCCCAGCCACTCGATGCCGCCCACCCGCGCGTGCAGGTCCTCCAGCCGCCGGTCGTACTGGGCGCAGATGCGCCCCCACCCGCCCGCGTCGTACATCGACGCGTAGCGGCACACGGCGAGCGTCACGTCGGGGTAGGCCGCCCGGATGTCGGGCCACCACGCCAGAATCGCGTCGAGCCCGCGCTCCGGCCGCGAGATGTGGATCAGGTGCCGCGCCCGCTTCGGCACGGCCGTGTAGACGTCGGCGTCGGTCCCCACCCCGGCGTCCCGCACGTTCACCGGGTTGACGGTGGCCCACCCGAGGGGCGCGAACAAGGGTTGCGCCGCCTCCCACTGCTCGCGGTGGAACTGCGAGACGTAGACGAGGCGGTCGAGCCGGGGGAGCACATTGGCCGTGGGGTTGGTCTGCGGCCCCAGGTACAGGTCCTGGTTCCACTGCCACCGCCACATCGCGTCGTTGTGGGGCGCGGTGGCCCACACGCCGGGATGCCGGAGCGACACGAACAGGTCGTGCCGCATGAAGCGCAACACGTCGCCGAGAGACTCGGCGGGCTGCCAGGAGACCCCGCGGTAGAGCCCCGGCGCCTCCAGCTGCGTGGCGAAGATGGTGACGTCGTGCCCGCGCGCCGCCAACGCCTCCGCGAGGACGCGGCAGGCGGACTCGGACCCCCCGAGCGAGCTGGCCCCGGTTAGGACCGCTTCGGTGAAGGGGACGCTTTCGACGTAGAACGCGACGCTGAGGGGGCGAGCGGCACGTCCGGGGTCGAGGGCCCGAGCGACGAGGGACGAGAGGGTGCTGGACATGCGGGCGGCTCCTCGCCCGGCGGGGGAACGTCCTCGCAGGCGAGCGACTCGAGCAGGGCGTCCACCTCCTGCAACCAGTTCCGCATCCGGGTCGCTTGCACCGGGCCGAGCACGAGGTCGCGGGCCAGGTAGCGGTCGAGGTCGCGGGCGATGGGGTGGCGCAAGACTCGGGTCACGGGGCCTCCGCGCCGCGCCCCGGAGCCGGGCCGATCCGGGGGGCGGGCGGGGCACAGTCTACCGCGTTCCGGCCGGGCGCTACGACGCCCGCGCCTGGAACATCTTGTCCGGGTGATGCACCTCCAGCGTGTACTCGCCGATGACGTGCGCCTTCGAGGCGTCGCCCGTCTTCGCCAGGTCCTCCCGCTGGAAGGAGCGCCCACGCAGCGGCAGCGGCCGCACGCGCCGGGTCGAGATGCCCATGATGCTTCTGTCCGGCAGCCAGGGCGTCAGCACGAGGCGCACCGACCCGAAGTCGGTCGTGAGCGTCTCGATGACGCGCTGCACGGAGCGGTCCGCCTGCTGGATCTGGTGGCGGGTCGCGTTGGTGTTCGACAGGTCGCGCTTCCACGTCGCCCCGCACGCCAACAGGTCGATGTCCCGCGCCCCCGCGGTCCACGCCTGCTGCATGAGGTCGTTCACGTAGAGCAGCGGGTCCGCCGAGAACGAGTTCGCGGCCACCGCCGAGTTGATCGAGGTCAGGAACTCCCGCAGGCCCTTCATGGTGCGGTAGTTCGTCGCGGTGCCGATGGAGCTGGTGGTCGAGACCGACCGGAAGATGGCCTTCTCGAAGTCGCGCAGCATCTCCGTCAGGCGCAGCGTGACCTGGTGGTCCATCTCGTCGCCCGTGTTCGGCGAGTAGAGGACCGCGCGGTCGGTGCCGGTGATCGACACGGGGCGCTTGAAGATGTGCGTCCAGTTCTTTCGACGGGCGCGCGGCCGGTTCACGTCGCCCGTGGTCTCGGACCCTTCGAGCTCCGCGGTCGAGATCAGGTAGATGGTCCCGCCCACCGCGAGCGAGTTGATCCCGCCGTTCACGCCGCGCGTGAGCAGCAGCGAGTTCGGGCCGGGGATGGAGGCGATCTGCGCGATCTCGGTCTGCGCGTCGCCGATGTCCACCAGCATCCCGACGGTGAGCTGGTTGCCGAAGCCGTTGATCGTGACGCCCGAGGTGCCGCCCGCGGCGACCGAGTTGACGGCGGTCGAGGCGACGAGGCGGTCAGGCCCCAGCTGCTCCTCGGTCCACTCGTGCTCGATGTTGGTGGCCGGACGCTCCGGCGTCGGCAGGAGGTTGAGGACGGGGGTTTCCGACGGGGAGATCAGCTCGATGATGTCGCTGACGTCCTCGCCGATGTACAGGAAGTTGTCGTAGGCGGCCTTGCCAGTCCACGCCATGACGGGCACCTCGGAAACGGTGATTCGGGGAAGACGCTGCGTTCCGGGGATCCCGCGGCCGCGTCCATCGCCTCACCGTTTTGCGCCCGTCGGCGGAACGCCTTTGCCCAGGGCGGGCCGGTCGCGTTCGACCTCACACGGCCACCCGCGCGAAGTGGAGGGCGGGGGCGCCGTGGACCCCACGCCTCGGGGAACGCCCCCGCGCGGTGCGGGCAGGATGCGCGCAGGCGGGGGACGCTGTCAAGGGACCGGCGTCGGCCCCGCCGCGTGGGCCGACGGGCGTGCCGTCGCGCCACGTCCCGCGAGGCCCGCGCCGCCGACCCCCCCGCCACCACAAGGACGCCCTCGGACGCCGCCGGTCGGGGCCGGAAAGCGGGTGGGGCAGGCGCCGAGGATCATCGGGGCCACGATCCTTCCCAGCGGCCGACCCGCCCACCCGCCGCCCAGCCTCTCAGCGGCGAGCGGCCGCCGCCTCCAGCTTGTCGAGTTCGCGCTTGGCCTTGTGCGCGGCCGTGATCTCGGTCGTGCCCCCGAGCTTCTCGGCCAGCTCCTTGGCCTTCTCGTACGCGGCCTTGGCCTCGGCGATCTCGCGCGAGACGCCCCCGGCCCCAGCCCCGGCGCCATGCTGCCCCCCGTCGGCCGTCGACGCCCCACCGGCGGCGCCCCCGGCCCCCCCCGTGTTCGCCGCCTTGGCGAGGTGGGCGTTGTCGTCGAGGAACGTGTTGACGAGCTGGTCGATGGTCATGGGCTTGCCGCCGACGAACGCCGGCTTGCCGTCGAGGCCGAGCACTTTGGGCTCGTACCCCGCCTCGTCGAGCTGCACGCGCCGCTCGAGCAGGTCCGCGATCTGGTCGGGCTTGTAGGCGCGGTCGGCCGCGAGCGCGATGATGGCGCCCCGGACGGTCTTCTCGCGCAGCTTCCCGAGCAGCGTCCCGCGCTCGTCCTGCCAGGACTTCTCCTTCGACGTCCACCGCTCCTCGGCGGAGGCCAGCGCCCGCTCGTAGTTGCCCTTGGCCTCCTCCTCCTTGCGCTTGCGGTCGGCCTCCTCGCGGCGCAGGCGGTCGAGTTCGTCGAGCGCCCCCGGTCCCCCGAATTGCTTCTCCCAGGTGCGCCGCGCCTTCCCGAGCCGCTCCTCGACGATGGCCTCCACGTCGTCCGCGGTGAAGGACTCGGGGCGGCGGCGGCCACTGCCGCTGCCACCCCCGCCGGTCCCGTCGCCGGGGCCGTTCCCGGGGCCGCCCCCCGATCCCGTGCCGCTGCCTCCCCCGGTGCCCTCGCCTGCCTGTTGCAGGAGCAGAGGGAACGTGAACCGTCGTCGCATGTCGGGCCTGCCTTCCTCAGCGTCGAGCCTTGAGGGCGCGGGCGACCACGGCCCGCGCGTCCGCGACGGCCTGGGGCGGGACGCCGAGGAACCGCCGGCCGCGCCGTTCGTTGAATCGCGCCCGGTCGGCGAGCGCGGGGTCCTGCCATCCGAGCGTCACCGACCGCGGCGACACCGCTTGCACCCCGAAGCCGTCGAGCATGGCCCCCGAGCGCGTGAGGTCCACGTCGGCGGGGGACACGCCCTTGGCCCGCGCGTACGCGGCCGTGTAGGGCCGGAACGCGCGCCCCCGCTCGTCCTGCCCGCCCTGGGTCCGCGCCACGAGGTTGCGGGCGATGACCTGCCCGAGGCGCCGCATGGCCGCCTGGCCGGGCGCGGTGCGCAGCGAGACGCGGACGGGGGGCCGGTAGCGGACGGTCGCCATCGGGCCGTCAGGTTAGCAGACGCCGGGGACGTCGGCCACGGGGGAGTGCCGCGGCCACGGCCGCCAGCGTCGCGGCGACCTCGGGCAAGGGGCGGCCCGTGTCGGCCAGGGCGACGAGCGCCGGGGCGTCCACGGGGCGCCAGAGGTGGCGGCAGTTCCAGCCCCCGCGCGTGACGAACGTGTTGGGGAGCTGGCCGTTGTCCATCCGGTCGATGGTCGGCCGCCGGTACACCCGGGCGACCCGCCGAAGACACCACCGCCGGATGCGGGTGTCGATGGGGCCGGAGTACAGGAACACGCGCGCCTCGGGCGCGTCGGCGCCGATGACGACCTGCACGACCTCGGAGGCCGCCGAGTCGAGCCACGTCTGCACGAGCGTGACGAAGGCGTCCGCGCGCTCGCGCACCTCGACCACGATCTCCCCGACGTCCTGCCGGGTGGCGGCGGCCGTCCGCACGATGCCCGCCACGTCCACGAGCATCCGCCGGGCCTCGGCCTCCAACCCCGCGCGCTTCGCGTCGAGGTAGGCCGCGGCGGTGGGCGGCACCTGGGCGCGGCCATCGGCGAGCCCGAGCGGCACGAGCCGGAGCACGCGGGCGTCGAAGGTCCGCGCCAGGATCCGGTCCCACCCGAGCGTGTGCCAGTCGGCGTCGAGGCGACGCGCCACGGCCAGCGCCGCGGGGTCGGTCGCCACGGGCAGGTGGGCGGGCAGCGTCTTGGTCCACGCGCGCACGAGCCGCCCGGTCTCCGCGGTCACCCGCGCCACGAGGGCGTCGATGGTGCGGTCGAGGGCGACGTCGCGGGCCAGGACGGCCGGGAGGGTCATGGGTGCTCCACGGGGAGCCGGGCCATCTGGCGGCGCGTCCACCACGACGACC